TGCTGTTGCTTCTGCTGAGCAGATCAACAAAGTTGAGAACTACCGTGACCCAGACAGCTTTGCTGACATTGTACGTGGTATGCACCTTTACGGACGCAAAATCTTGCGCCCCGAGGCACTTATCACAGCACGTTACAACGCTGCCTAATCTTGCGTAACCTATTGGGCTGGTCTCTTCTGAGGCTGGCCCTTTAGTACGTTATACTCTTACAAAGGACTCCAATAATGGCTATCACAACAGCAATGTGTACAAGCTTTAAGTCGGAACTACTGGGTGGTACTCATGATTTGGATACCCACTCTATCAAACTGGCTCTGATTAAAGCTACACCTTCAGGCACTTATGGTGCTGCAACTACTAACTACTCTGACGTAACTGGTAACTCTGACGAAGCTACAGGCACTGGTTATACAGCTGGTGGTCAAGTACTAGACAACGTTACTATCTCAGTAGATGGCACAACTGCTATCATTGACATTGATGATGAAGTATTCACATCTTCTACTATCTCTGCAGACGGTTGTATTATTTATAATACTAATGCTTCTAATGCAGCAATCGCAGTGATTGACTTTGGTGGTACTAAAACTTCTACAAATGGTGACTACACTATTCAGTTCCCTGCTGCAGACGCATCAAACGCTATCATTCGTATCGCTTAATAGGAGCATAGACTATGGCTCTAGTAATTAAAGACAGAGTAAAACAAACAAGTACCACTACAGGTACGGGTACACTTACCCTCAATGGTACAGTGGATGGCTTTCAGACTTTTGCTGCTGCTTTGTCTGATGGCGATACTACGTACTATGCCTTACTAGAGCCTAGCACTAATGAATGGGAAGTCGGGCTAGGTACATGGACAGAAGGTTCATCACTCCTAGCTCGTACTACCATTTTAGCAAGTTCTAACTCAGGAAGTGCCGTTAGTCTTACAGCACAGTCTGAGGTGTTCATTACACAGCCTGCTACTAAAGCTGCATTCTTTAATGCTGCAGGTGATCTTGAACTTAATCGTGATCCTCAGAGTGCATTACACGCAGCTACAAAGCAGTACGTTGACACTATTGCTGCTGCAGGTATTCACTATCATGACCCAGTACGTGTAGAATCACCAACTAACCTAAACGCTACATATGACAATGGTACATCTGGCGTAGGTGCTACACTTACTAATGCAGGTACACAAGCAGCTATTACTATTGATGGCGTAGCTCTTAGCTCTGCAGATCGTGTACTTATTTATAACCAAACTAATGCTGCACACAATGGTATTTATACTGTTACTACTGTAGGTGATGGCTCTACTAACTGGGTACTTACTCGTTCTACAGATGCTGACTCTTATGGTGTATCAGACCCTAATGCGTTTGGTGAAGGTGACGCATTCTTCGTTAAAGAAGGTGACACAGGTGCAGGTGAACTCTATGTGATGAACACAAGTGGTACGATTACATTCGGTACTACTAACATTACTTTCTCTGTAATCGCTGAGACTGCTGTATACAGTGCAGGTAACGGTGTAACACTCACAGGTACTACATTCTCTGCTGATGCAGGTACAGGTGTTACTGTAGATGGCTCTGGCATTAACATTGGTCAGGCTGTAGAAACATCTTCTGATGTAACATTTAATAGTGTGGCAGCAGCCTTAACAGGTAATGTAACAGGTAATGTCGCTGGGGATGTAACAGGTAATGCTGATACAGCTACTGCCCTTGAGACAGCACGTAACATTGGTGGTGTATCATTTGATGGTACAGCAAGCATTAACCTTCCCGGTGTTAACACTGCAGGTAACCAAGACACAACAGGCAATGCAGCTACTGCAACAGCTTGGGAGACAGGTCGCACTATTAGTTTGACAGGTGATGTCACTGGTAGCGTTACTGGTGTTGACGGTACAGGTAATGCTTCTATTGCTACTACTATCCAGCCTAACTCTGTAGCACTTGGTACTGACACTACAGGTGATTACGTATCTACTGTTACATCAGGAAACTACCTTACAGGTGGTACATCTGGTGAGGGTTCTACACCTACGCTTAACGTAGATGCTACCCCTAACAATACGGCATCTAAAGTTGTAGCCCGTGATGCTTCTGGTAACTTTAGTGCTGGTACAGTTACTGCTGCTCTTAGTGGCAACGCAAGTACGGCAAGCACATTAGCAACCGCACGTAATATTGCTGTCACAGGTGCTGTCACAGGTAATGCCAACTTTGATGGCTCTGGTAATATCAGTATTGCTACTACTGCTACATCTGACCCGACAGTTACACTCACAGGTGCAGTTACTGGCTCAGGCACAATGACTAACTTGGGCAACGTGTCCATTGCTACCACAGCCACGGCTGACCCTACATTGACGCTTTCTGGTGATGCGTCTGGTAGCGCTACATTCACTAACCTTGGCAATGCTACACTCACTGTTACTGTAGCAGACGATAGCCACAACCACGTTATCTCAAATGTAGATGGGTTGCAGACTGCGCTGGATGGTAAGCAAGCGTCTGGTACATACAACACTGTAATCGGCACTGACAGCGACATCAATACTTCTGGCTCAACTATTATTGATAATATCTTCGTCACAGACGGTGTTATTACCAGCATGGGTACTCGTACTTTAACTCTTGGTGATTTAGGTTACACTGGTGCAACCAATGCTAACTACATTACAAATAATAACCAGCTTACTAACGGTGCTGGCTATACCACAAACACTGGAGATATCACTGGCGTCACGGCTGGTACTAACTTAACTGGTGGAGGATCGTCCGGTTCAGTTACGCTTAATGTTTCCTCATCCCCTACTTTTTCTGGTGTTGTTTTAGCGGAGAGTTTGCAAGAGGATTATGATAGTCTGTCTGGCACTTCTCCCGCACCTGATGCAGATAATGCAGGTGCATTTAGCCTTACCATGTCAGGTAACACAACCTTTACCTTTGGTAGTGTAACGTCAGGACGTTCTGTTGGTTTTGTCCTACAGCTAACAGGCAACGGCTCAACAGTCACATGGCCTAGCTCAGTTAAGTGGGCAGGTGGTACTGCACCAGATGCTCCTGCAAGTGGTGAAACTGATGTGTTGGTCTTCCATACACGTGATGGTGGTACAAACTGGTACGGTGTACTCTCAAGTGATGCTGCTGCATAAGGAGTAAAGCATGGCCTACTCAACTAATCCTTTCTCCGTAGCTACCTTTGGTGAGAGCTATGAGCAGGCCAGCCCTACAGTCTTACTTACTGGTGTAGTAGGCACAGGTGCAGTAGATACAGGGATTGACGTTAGCTCACGTACTAATGTTGATCTTGTAGGCACACAGGGTGATGGTGCTATAGGTGTACCTACCCCCCAAGCTGAGGCAGTTCTTACACCAGCAAGTGTATCTGCTACAGGAACAGCTAACACAGTTACAGCCACAGGCGGTACAGGTGTTGTCTTTACTACAAACAGTGTATCAGGTACTGGTGCAGTAGATGATGTAACAGTAGTAGCTAAGGCTGTAGTTGCACCGACTGGTGTAGAAGCTGATGTAATCACGGATGACCCACTCGTGTCTGGCGATGAGATCATCATCGATGCAGAAGCAGTGTTTAGCGTTACAGGTGTTGCAGGCACTGGTGCGGCAAATACTGTAACTGTAGCAGCTAAGTCTGTTGTACTTCCTGTAGGGGTAGAAGGTGACATTATCACTGACTCTATTCTGGTTGACGGGGATGAGGTTGTCATTGATGCTGAGGCTGATGTAGCGCTAACGGGTGTCGCAGGTACAACAGCACTGAATACTGTCACACTAGACTGTAAAGCTGTAGTAGTACCAACAGGCGTACAAGGTACATTTACTGTAGGAGATGAGACAGTCAATGTAGTACAGTTTGACTATGAAGCAATTAAAGATAACTACAGCAGAGATCGTACTGCTTACATTGGTGAGTATAGTACACTAGGTAACACAGCGTATGTTCGTGCAGCATAGGAATAATAATAATGTCTCTTAAATGGCCCAACAAAGACCCTGATGAAATACTAGACTATAGCATTGACTGGTCACGCTTTCTTAGCGGTGCAACACTTAGTAGTGTTACTTGGTTTGTTGATGATGCTGATGGTGTAAAGACTCAGCTTATCCCTAGTGGGCAGCTTGTGAAGGGCATACAGCTTATCTCTGCTACTAACACAGACAAAGTAGCAACTGCACGTTTAGGCTCTGGTGATAATAATATAGAGTATCAGTTCTACTGCCGTATAGCCGACACGAATGGGTTAGTAGTAGAACGTAAGGTTCGTTTACGTGTAAGGAATAAATAATGGCATATAACTATTTAGGGCTAGTAAACGAGGTAAATCGCAGGCTTAATGAAGTAGAGCTAACAAGTTCTAACTTTGATACTGCTGGAGGTTTCTATAGTTCAGCTAAGGATGCTGTAAATGCCTCACTAAGACATATCAACCATGAAGAGTATAACTGGCCTTGGAATCACATCCTAGAAGAAGAGACTCTTACTCCTGGTGTAACACGTTACGATTATCCTACTGATGCTAAACTAATTGATATGCAAAGCTTTCGCATAAAGAAAAGTGACGCATTAAATGTAAGCACTACTAAACTTAAATCAATGGATTATCAAGAATACCTTGACAGATACGTTGATTATGAGTATAACTCTAGTAGCGATTTACAAGATATTCCCCGTCATGTTTCACGAGCACCTAGTCAAGAGTTTCTCATAATACCTACCCCAGACAAAGCATATGAAATAGTATATGAGTACTACCGCAATCAGGTATCACTTGAGTTGTATGATGATGTACCTAACGTTCCTATTGAGTTTAAGCATACTATTGTAGATGGTGCTATGTTCTACGCTTATCAGTTCCGTGCTGATACACAGGCATCTCAGATTGCACAGGGTAAGTTTGAATCAGGTATTAAGTACATGCGTAGTTTGTACATAAACCGTTATGACTACATACGTTCTACAGTTATTACACGCAATAGACCTAGCCTGAGAGCTTAATAATGGCTACACAGTGGCAAACATTTCCTGTACCTTTTACTGGTGGGTTGATTACAAACATCAGCCCACTACAACAAGGTATTAATAACGTAGGTTCAGCATTTCAACTGCAGAACTTTGAGCCTTCACTTGATGGTGGTTACCGTAAGGTAGCAGGCTACACAAAGTTTATTGATGCTGAGCTTCCTGGCTCTGGTGTAGTACAGGCTCTAGCGTTAGTGCAGCAGGCTAACAACCAAAAGGTCATTGCTGCACGTAATGGCGTATACTACATAGGCAACGCCATTGATGCTACACCTACATGGACTTCTCTTGCTACAGCACCTAACACTACCTTCACTAAGGTAAGACAGGCACGATACAACTTCAATAACGTATACCAGATATGCTTTGTTGATGGTGTAAACTTCCCTGCATACTATGATCGCACTGCGGGTACATTGACGCACATGACAAGTTCAGCAACTAATGATGCTGTAGAGGGTGCTAGTCATGTTTGTATGTTTAAGAGTACGCTCTTCTTTGGTGTAGGTACAGAGCTAGTCTTTACAGCACCCTATAGTGCAGATGACTTAGACCCAGCTAACGGTGCTGGTAGTATAAGTATTGGTTCAGAGATAACAGGTCTTATTGTATTCCGTGATCAGCTTATCATCTTTGCTGTAGATAAGATCATGCGTATCACAGGTACTAGCGCAGCAGACTTTTCTATGAGTGCTGTGACAGAAGACTTGGGATGCTTAAGTGCTGATACTATCCAAGAGGTAGGCGCAGATGTTATGTTCCTTGGCCCTGACGGTTTGCGTACACTAAGTTCTACAGACCGTATTGGTGACTTTGGTATTGATGTTGCATCTAAGAACATTAGACCTACAGTAACTAAACTACAGGACTACGCTGCTAGTTTTAGCAGTACTGTTATTCGTAGTAAAGCTCAGTACAGATTGTTTGCTTATGTAGACAGTGAACGGGATGGTGTTGCTAAGGGTGTGCTAGGTACTAAGTTTATTGACCAAGGGGGTCAAGGCTTTCAGTGGGCTGAGCTTAAAGGCTTTAAAGTATACATTGCAGACTCTCAGTTTATTGGTGAGGATGAGTATCGTATCTTTGCTAATAATGATGGCTACGTGTATAACTTAGATGTAGGCACTAGCCGTAATGGCTCTGCTATTGATGCTATCTATGAATCACCTTATATGCCTATTAATGACCCTCAAGTACGTAAGACTTTCTATAAGTTGAACTTTTACATTAAGCCTTTTGGTGCTATCAATATAACTGCAGGTATTAAGTTTAATCAAGGCAGAACAGGGTATATTCAGCCACCTTCGTTTCAGATTGTACAGACGGGTGGTGCGGTCGGCATCTATAGTGATAACACGTCTACTTTTGGCACTGCTGTGTTTGGTGCGCCTAGAACTCAGAATTACCTTAACCAAGTTATTGGCTCTGGTGAAACAGTAGCGATACGTATTGAAGATAATAGTGATGATGCAGCATTCCTATTAGACACAGCACTCTTTGAGTATGCTACAGATGATAGACAGTAAGGAAAACTGATATGGCAGGTTATACACGCCAAGACACAGCTAATAACATTGCTAACGGCAACGTAATTGATGCTGATGACTTTGATAATGAGTTTAACGCTATTGATGCAGCGTTCAATAATTCTACAGGACATGTACATGATGGTACGGCTGAGAATGGTGCGCCTATTACAAGGCTTGGCCCTGTACAAGATATTATAGCTACAGCTACTCTGCTACGCCCTAAGACTACAAATGTAATTAGTTTGGGTACTGATGCAGTTCGCTATAAAGATCTGTTCCTTGAAGGTAACGCTGATGTAGATGGCACAGTAAACGTACAGGGTGCTACTACACTACAGGACACCTTAGCTGTAACAAGCAACGCTACTATTGGTGGTAACCTCACTGTAACTGGCAATGCTACTATCGCAGGTAACCTTACCTTTGGTGATGCAGCCACTGACACCGTTAGCTTTGCTGCTGATGTAAGCTCTAATGTACTACCTGCTACAGATGATACGTATGACTTAGGTGCTGTAGGTTCTGAGTGGCGTAACCTGTACATTGATGGTACAGCTAACATTGACACTGCTGCAGTAGACACTGCTAATGTAGGTACTTTAAATGTTACAGGTAATGCTGATGTAGACGGTGACCTTACTGTTACAGGTAGCATTAATGCATCTATCTCTGGTGTGGCAGCAACAGCAGATGCTCTTACAACAGCACGTACTATCACCCTAGGCGGTGACGTATCGGGTGCAGCTAACTTTGATGGCTCCTCTAACATCACTATTACTACAGTCATTGCTGATGATAGCCACAACCACACTATCGCTAACGTAGATGGGCTAGAGGCTGCACTAGATTCTAAACCAGATGGGTTAAGTGATCTAGGCGTTACAGCACTTTCTGCAGAGCTAAACATCCTAGATGGTGTTACTGCTACAACTGCAGAGCTTAACATTCTGGATGGCGTAACAGCCTCTACAGCAGAGCTTAACATTCTGGATGGTGTAACAGCCTCTACAGCAGAGTTAAACTTTGTAGACGGTGTAACTTCTAACATCCAAACACAGCTTGATACAAAACTTACAAGTTTTTCACTAGAAACTTACACTGGTGATGTTGACATTGATGGCGAACTTATAGTATCATCCTACAATGAAACCTATCAAGCTGTAACGTCATCAGGTGGTAGCACAACAATTAACTGTGAAGCAGGTAACGTATTCAGCCACACACTAAGTGAAAACACTACGTTTACATTCAGTAATCCACCATCAAGCGGTACAGCCTATGGCTTCTCACTAAAGATTGTACAGGATGCAAGTGCTAGTGGTTATACTGTAACATGGCCTGCTGCTGTAGTGTGGCCTAGCTTAGATCAGTATGCAGCATCAGGTGCGCCACAACTTACAAGTACAGCATCTGCAGTAGATCAGTTTGTGTTCTACACATATGATGGTGGCACTACTTGGCAGGGCTTCACAGCAGGGTTAAACTTAGGGTAATATAGAATGAGCAATATTAAAAAGCTAATGATGTCTGCCGCTGGTGATGAAGCCCTGAACGTAGAGGATGTGTTCAGCACTTATTTGTATCACGGGACTCAAACTCAGGTAGGCGGTCAGACTATAACTAATAATATAGACTTAGCTACTGAGGGAGGCATGGTGTGGTTTAAGGCAAGGAATGCGTTCTCTTCTTCAACTATTACAGATACGGAGATGGGTGCAGGGAATTACTTGGAGACAGCCAGCACCGCTGCGAAGAACTATTCTAGTACCTATATGACCTCCTTCAACACAGATGGTTTTACCCTTGGTGCATTTAGTGGGTTCACTAATAGTGATTTAGACTACGTCTCTTGGACATTCCGCAAAGCCCCTAAGTTCTTTGATGTGGTGACTTACACTGGGAATGGTACTTCTAGTCGTACAGTCAGCCACAATCTTGGTAGTGTTCCTGGTATGATTATCGTTAAGAATTTAGATAGTAGCTTTGGTTGGAATGTTTATCACCGCATGCTCAGCACAGCAGCCACATCTCCAGGCGCATCGCCTGAGACAGATTATCTTCGACTACATGTTAGTGACGCTGCGCTAGATGATTCTAGTGCTTGGAATGACACGGCTCCAACAGACAGCGTGTTTACTTTAGGAGGCAGTAATAACATCAATAACGATAGTTATGTCGCCTACCTATTCGCCCACAACGATGGTGACGGTGAGTTCGGCCCTACAGGGGATCAAGACATCATTAAGTGTGGCAACTACACAGGTAACAATGGTTATCCAGACGGGTATAAAGAGGTAGAATTAGGTTTCCAGCCTCAGTTTTTGCTTGTCAAGAAAGCGGATGGCAATGGTGATTGGTTCATAGCTGACTCTATGCGTGGCATTGTAGCTGAGTTTGGGACTGACCCCCTTTTGCGCCCTAATTCATCCAGCACCACCTACACCTCTTTAGGTGACACTTTTGAGTTAACAGCTACAGGTTTTAGGGTTAATGGCAGTAGTTCAGCACTTAATTCAGGCGGCTCAGATTACATCTACATGGCTATCCGTAGAGGGACTAAAATACCTGAAAGTGGGGCAGATGTTTTTGCCGCTGCCTACCAGCAATCGGGCGCAACATATTACGACCCACCTTCTTTCACGGCTGGATTTACTGTGGACATGGCTATTGTTACAAGGGATGGTGACCCCCGTAGAGTTAATGACAGGTTGCGTGGACCTCAGTATGTAACAACAGATGGATCCAGTGCGCAGACAGGTGATAGTTTGGCGCACTTTGGTTATCAGGACGGTTATCGGTACGGTTATTCTGCTTACTTTGGTTGGATGTGGAAGCGTGCTCCTCACTACTTGGACATAGTCAACTATGAAGGAGACGGTTCGTCTGGAAACACTGTAACCCACGGACTTGGGGTTGCTCCTGAGATGATATGGGTAAAAAGGCTCAACCAAGCTGGTTCTTGGTCTGTTTATCATGCGTCTAGGGGGGCTACTAAAAACTTGGTGTTGGACACCGCAAGCAATGAGACTACATCTTCCGTCTACTGGAACGACACAGCACCAACCGATGAGGTTTTTTCTCTTGGCAATTCACTTAATGTCAATGGAAACGGGAGCAGATACATTGCATACCTTTTTGCCACCCTTAGTGGTGTTAGCAAAGTAGGATCGTTTTCGGGAAATGGGGCCAGCCAAACTATAGACTGCGGTTTTTCATCTGGGGCTAGGTTTATTCTCATCAAGTCTGCAACATCAGCAAGTAGCGGCTGGCTTGTATGGGATTCTGTGCGTGGCATTGTAGCTGGAGATGACCCTTATTTTGATATGTCTAGCACTGCTAACGCCGTGACAAACACTGACATCATTGACCCTAACAATAGCGGCTTTACAGTTAATACTGGCGCATCAATAAATACATCTGGGGCTGAATACATCTTCTACGCAGTCGCATAACGCATACGCAACGCACTCACGTGCTAATACTCAAGGTCATACAAGGAGTATCAACTAATGACTGAATATCGTGATCGCACAACTGGTGAGCTTAAATCTCAAGGCCAGTTACGCAAAGAAAACCCTAACATGTCCATGCCTAAAGTGTGGACAAGCAATGTGTTTGACGCACTCAGTGTAGACCCTGTTCTACGTGCGCCTAAGCCTACAGAAGGCATTGGTGCATACCAATCAGTACGCCGCAATGGTGTTACACAGGATGCTAAAGGCAACTGGGTTGAGGCATGGGAAGTTGCTGACATGTTTAGTGACACAACTGAGGATGGTGTAACAACCACCAAGGCTGAACATGAGGCAGCATACCAAGCACAGCTAGACAGCAATGCAGCAGAGAGTAATCGCACACAGCGTGACCGCTTGATTGGTGAAACAGACTGGTGGGCATCTTCTGACTTGACTATGACAGCTGAACAAACAGCATATCGTCAAGCACTGCGTAACATCACAAGCCACGCTAACTGGCCTCACTTGGATGAGGCTGACTGGCCTACTAAGCCATAGGACGTAGGCTATGTCTGACATTAAGCTAACAACAGAAGAGCTAGAGGAAATGCTAGACAGGTCTGCTAAGCGTGGGGCTAAGCTAGTCCTGCGTGAGCTTGGCTTACAGGACGAAACAGCTGCTGTAGACATACGTGAGATACGTAGCTTGCTTGAAACGTGGCGTCAGACCCGTCAAAGCATATGGAACACCTTCATAAAGATAACTACCATTGCTGTGTTTACCTTCATTGCGGCTGCAATCTGGATGAAGCTAGGTAATTAATAAGGACTATTATAATGGCTAAACGGTTTGGTGGGTTTACACCTGAACAGATGGGTAAGATTATACCTGAGATGCAGGGTATGCAGGCTGATGAGCAGACTAAGTTCTTAGCTTCACAACCAGGTGCAGCTGCACGTGTAGGCCGTATGGCTGAACTAGCACAGCAACGCATTGGTATGGCTGCTGGTGGCTATGCTAAGAAGCAGGGTTACGCTGATGGTGGTATGGCTGATACTACAACTAAAGTGTTTGATCCTATCTCAGGTAAAAACCTTACCCCTTTCCAGATTAACAATAGAATAAACTCTCCCAATCTAGGACAGCCTTATGCGAATGCTGGTATAACATCTGCGCAGGACTTCCTTAATACTAACACGCCTAATACTACTGGTGGGTTTGCTACGGGTGCAGGGCAACAAGGCCCAACTTATACTACAGGCCAAGAAGTATTTCAGGAACGTTATACAGGTGTAAATGAACGTGCTGTAGAACCATCTTCTCTGTACTCAGGTGACGTAACAAACCAAACTCTACAGGATATTATGAAGATGTCTACTGGTATTACTCCTGTAGACTTACAATATGATTTCAACAGAGACGGTAAGATCACGTCAGACGATGCTTTACAGGCAGGGAAAGTAGGTGTAGCAGGAGGTACAGTATCAGAGGGTACAGATGCGGGAGGCTTTTATGATCCATCACAAGGTCTACCTACTGCACCTGAGGGTGTAACAGAAGCTGATTATGCACCTTTTAGATCGCAGATAGCAGGCGGTACTGAGAGTAATGTTACAGGCATAGACACTATGTTTGCTACAGGTAATCTACCAGAAAACCCTACAGACTATGAGATAACTGGTAGCAGTAAAAACTGGACTATCACGTATGCTGATGGTACTACACTAAAGTCTCCCTACAGAAAACGTGCAAGCATAGAGGCCGAAGCAGCTAATATAGCTAATGTTCTGCAGCAGTATAAAGAATCTGAGCCTTTCAAAGCCTATGGTGCTGCTCAAGAACAATACACTCAACAGCTAGACTTGTATAGACAGAACCAGTACACCCAAGCAGGCGAAGCACTTACTGATGTAGGGGCTTCATTAGACACGGCACAGACTGCTGTATCTCAGGAGCAGGGTGCACTAACCGCCTTGCAACAGCAACTGTCTGACCTTCCAGCTGATGATCCTCAACGAGAGGTAATGCAGAAGCTTGTAGATGATCAGCAGATCAAGGTTACTCAAGCTAAGGCTAGACTAACACAGGCTAGTGCAAACGTAGCACGTATAGGTACACCTAGCACAACAGAGCTACAGTCTGCTGCTCTTACAGATCCTGCATCCTTGACTACTAAGGCTGATGTAGTAACTACTTCTCAAGCACAAGCAGATGCTGGTATGATTGCTGAGGGTACAGGTCAGGCTCCTGCAGTAGCTGCTACTGCTACACAGACAGAGGCTAACATTGCTGCTGATGTGCCTCTAGCAAAAGAGTTTGAAGCTGCAGGTATGACACCTAAAGAGGCTGCTGCAGAAGTAGCTAGTGTCATGTCTAAGCTTACTGCTGTAACTGGTAAGCCTAGTGCTCAGGCATTGGCTGATGCAGCTACAATGTCTACCTCTGAGTTAGCACAGCTAGGCTTAACTGCTGAACAGCTAAGTCGTGCTCAACGTGTAGAGGCTGTAGCACCCCTAGAAGTTACACCTGAGATGCAGGTAACTAGTGCTGTAGACTTTGAACGTGCTAAAGCAGAGACTAACTTTGCTGCAGCTACAGGTGTACCATCTACTGAGGCTACTGTACAGGGACAACTTACAGGACTGCTAGAACAGTTTGAGGGTGGTGACACACCAGCATGGGCAGCAGGAGCTATGAGGGCTGCTACATCTGCTCTAGCTTCTCGTGGTCTAGGTGCATCAAGCATGGCTGGTCAGGCTATTGTACAGGCTGCTATGGAGTCTGCACTACCTATCGCTATGGCAGATGCACAGACACGTGCAAGCTTTGAGGCGCAGAACTTATCTAACCGTCAACAGGCTGCTGTATTTGCTGCAGAGCAACGTGCTAAGTTCTTGGGTATGGAGTTTGACCAAGAGTTCCAGTCACGTGTACAGAATGCTGCACGTATCGCTGACGTAGCTAAGATTAACTTCACAGCTGAACAGCAGGTAGCCCTAGAGAATGCTCGTATGGCTCAGACTGTAGACATTGCTAACCTAGATGCTAGGAATGCTAAGGTTATGGCAGATGCTGCAGCTATGTCACAGTTAGACATGGCTAACCTAAACAATAGGCAGCAGGCTAACGTACAACGTGCTCAGGCTTTCCTAGACTTTGATATGACTAGCATGAGTAACCAACAGCAAGTGGCTATGTTTAAAGCGCAGAGTTTGGCTAGTGTGTATACCTCTGACACTGCAGCTGTTAATGCAGCTAAACAGTTCAATGCTTCTAGTTCTGATCAGGTTGATATGTTCTTCTCTAACTTACAGAATAACATTAATCAGTTTAACAATGAACAGTATAATGCTATGGAGCGTTTTAACTCTGGTGAGGCTAATGCACTGTCTCAGTTCAATTCACAACAACAGAATGCTCGTGACACATTTAATGCACAGAACCAGCTAGTTGTAGCACAGGCTAATGCTCAGTGGTCACAGGCTATTACAACCATGGATAATGCGGCACAAAACCAAGCAAACCGTGATGCTGCTATTGCTGCTAATAACTTCACCACGACAGGGTATAACAACGCTATTCAGCGTGAGCGTGATACTCTGGCTTGGGCTTGGCAGTCTGCAGAGAGTGTCAAGGATAGAGACGCTCAGATTGCTGTAGCTAAGATAAAAGAGGGTACAGAGGATGATGGTTCTTCGGCCCTTAGCGCTGCTGCGGGTACGTTCATGGGTGCTATTGCTTCTAACGCTGCAGACATCATGTTTGGTAAGTAAGGATAAATACATGTTCAATTATAATACACAAGGTATTACAAGTTCTGCAGGTCAAGACCCTCGTAACTTAGGTGGCTCAGAAGGCTACGGCAATCCCAGTGCTTCTAGCTCATCAGGGCTTATGAGTAACACCTCTAATGCTACAGCTAACGATGATGATAATGATGAACCAGGCTTCTTTGAGAGTATAGCTAATCTCTTCTCTGGTGCTGGTGCAGACTTACCTAGTGATAAAAGTGATGATGATGGTGACTCAGGTGTATCTTTCTATGATGGCCCTATGTTTGCACCCTATGATGGTGGCTCTGACAATGACACTGCGCCACAGGGAGGTCTACCCTTTGAGACTACAGCAGCAGATCGTGCTATATACGAAG